CATGAACGATATAACTGCTAACGGCCATATTGTGCGTTTTAATATCAGTGAAACATTCTTGCGATCAGATGACAAGGCAAGACTAGAGACCATCGAAAAGATGCTAGCACTAGGACTTATTGACATTGAGCAAGCAAAAGAAATGGAAGACCTAACACCTAACGGAAACCAAAGTGGCGATGCTGAGTACATTAACAGCGCTAAAGGAGAAAATGCATGAGCGATATACAACAAGCCAATATACCTGCTAGCACAGTTACGCTATTAGCGTCAGCTGCTCGCACTGAAACAGTTACTGGCACAGCCGTTAAGGGCCTAGCCGCTGCTAAACAGTTAGTAATCCAATTAAACGTTACAGCAGCTAGCGGCACTTTACCTACATTAGATGCGGTAGTACAAGACACAGTAGATGGCACCAACTGGAATACTATTGCCACATTTACACAAGCAACAGGCGTTACACGAGAAATAATTAGATTAACTTCAGCATTTACCGATCAATTAAGAGTGGTCGGCACAATCGGTGGCACTACGCCATCATTTACCTTTGCAGTTTTAACATGGGCGGATTCAAATTGATTCTTACATTTAGCAGCCAAATTGAAAGCGCTGATGGCGAGCGCAGAGTTATTGCTGGCAAAATAGTACCTTTTGAAACTGTAGGCAATACCAGCGTAGGTAAAGTTGTATTTGCTAAAGGATCAATAGACGTAGGAGATCCAGGCAAGATTAAGATGCTTATGCAACATCAAAACGATAGACCTATTGGTCGAATGCAAAAGTTTAATGAAGAACAAGATGGTATCTATGCTAGCTTTAAGATTAGCGCAAGCATGCAAGGATCAGATGCTTTAATGCTGGCAAGTGAGCAGCTTATCGATGGCCTGTCTGTTGGTGTAGATGTACTTAAATCATCACAGAAAAAAGATTACATTTATGTAACTAAAGCAACCTTAAAAGAAGTAAGCCTGGTCGAATCACCAGCATTCACAGAAGCACAAGTAACTAAAGTTGCCGCTAGCGAAGGCGAAGCGGATGCAACAAATCAACCAACTACGGAAAGTGAGGCACAAGTGGACAACACCACCGAGCCAACAGCAGTACCAGTGGTAGAGGTTGCTCCAGTAGAGGCCGCACGCCCAACAATTAGTGCATCCTTCTACACAGAGCCTCGCTCACCAATCAGAACACAAGCACACATGCTTGAACACAGCATCAAAGCAAAATTAGGTAACCACGAATCAGCAACATGGGTAATGAAAGCAGAAGCAGATGTAGCAAAATTCTTAACTGCTGCAGATGATTCATTTACTACTAACCCAGCATTTAGTCCAACACAGTTTGTACCTACAGTAGTAGATACCCTTATCGGATCTAGACCGGCAGTGGATGCGATCGGGTCACGGGCCTTGCCTGCCGCTGGCATGACAATTTCAGTACCTAAGATCACTACTTCAGGTACAGTTGCAGAAACAGCAGAAGCAGCAGGACCTTCAGAGACAGGTATCGTATCTTCATACGTAAACCTAACTGTCAAGAAGTATGCTGGACTACAACGCTACAGCTTAGAAATTCTAGAAAGATCTTCACCAGAGTTCTTTGCAGCCATGATCGATAACATGACACGTGCGTACAACAAAGCAACAGACGCAGCTGTTATTGCAGCTTTAACTGCAGGCGGAACACAAGCTACAGGAGTAGCAGCAGATTCAGCAGGAATTATTTCCTACGTATCAACACAAGCACCAGCCGCTTACCTTGCAACAGGTGAGTTAGCAACACGTTACATCGCTGGTACTTCACAGTGGTCATTACTATTAGGCGCAACAGATACAACTGGTCGCCCAATTTACAACGCTGCTAATCCAATGAACAATGCAGGAGCTGCACAACCAACATCACTACGTGGAAACGTATTAGGCCTAGATCTATACGTAGATCCAAACGCAGTATCTACAACTATTGATGAGTCAGCATTTATTGTTGTACCTTCATCAGTATCAATTTACGAATCACCAATCCTACGACTATCTGTAAATCAGCCAGCAACTGGCGAGATTGAGACAGCACTATATGGCTACATGGCCGTTGGTGTATTGGTCGCTGGTGGCGTTCGCCGCTTCAACCTAAGCTAATAACTTAGTAATTTAATAATCCTCTGGGGTTTAGTAGCCCTAGCCCCAGGGGAGCTTTTTTAGAAAGGACACTATGGCCGCTGCAATGGTAACAATGGCAGAGTTACGCAGTAATTTAGGTATTGGCACTTTATACAGTGACGCTACAGTGGAAGAGTGCTGCCAATCGGCAGAAGATTTAATACAAGGTTATTTATGGCATAACGATGCCCCAGTAGTGGCTTCATCTATCAGCAATAACGTAGCAACTTTAGTGTTATCAAATCCTGGCATATTTACTACAGGTCAATCAATAACAGTGTCTAATTGTGGTGCAACATATAACGGCACATACACATTAACAGGATCATTCCCAGGTACTACAGTGCCCGCTTCAATCGGCACAATGTTTTGGAGTACATACGCATTGAGTTCATACCCTAACGGCTACAGTTTTATACAATACGCAAAGACAGCTGCGGATGACAACTTTCACTTTGTTAAACCATACGGCCGAGCCCTTGGCCCAGAGCATAAAGCACAGGCTTACACTGCGACCCCTGCCATCAGAGAGGCTGCGATGATCGTAGCTGTAGACATCTGGCAAGCACGTCAAGTTAGCCAGACTGGTGGGGTAGGTATGGATGGGGTATCTGCAAGTCCTTACAGAATGGGGTACCAACTGATAAACAGGATCAGAGGCCTCATCCAACCGTATTCAAGTCCTAATTCACTGGTCGGCTAATGGCCGCAATAAGCACCCTACGTGGCACGCTAGCAACCGCTTTAGCAAACGCTGGAGTATGGTCTACCTTTGCATTCCCGCCAGCAACATTACTTGCTAACAGCGTAGTCGTAACACCCAGCGATCCTTATATTGTGCCAAGCAATAATAGCCAGACAAGCATTGCACCCCTGGCTAATTTTAAGATTTTAATAACTACACCTGCATTTGATAACCAAGGCAACTTGCTAGGTATGGAAAACTTTATTGTGGCAGTAGTAACTAAACTAGCGGCATCGACCCTGGTTTACAACATATCAAGTGTCTCCGCTCCAGCTATAACCAATGCAGCTAGTGGAGATTTATTAACATCAGAAATAACTGTATCAATCCTAACGAGCTGGAGTTAAAATGAGCACACAATCAGAAGACTTAGCCTTCTTAATAAAGACAGGCCAAATTAAAGAAGCACCAAAACCAACTGCACAAACTAAGAAAGATGAGGAATAACAATGGCAATCTATTTAAATAATAACGTTGGTGTTAAGTTGGCAACAGCAGCAGCCAAGACAACACCTTCTATCGATATTTCTGCATATGTAACCAATGCAGTAATTAACCAGGTAGCAGATGAGCTAGAAGTAACAGCTATGGGCGACACAGCCCACAAGTTTGTGGCTGGTCTACAATCTGGCACTTTAACACTTGACTTTATCAATGACTGGGCATCTGCTCAGGTAATGCAAACTTTGAATGACTGTTTTGGTCAGACAATCTCTGTATCAATGATTACAGTTAAAGGCACAGTAGTATCAGCAGCAAACCCATCTTACCAATTCTCAATTTTGGTAAATAACCTAACCCCAGTGGGTCAAGGCGGCGTGGCTGAGATCGCTACCTCTTCAGTAACATTTACTATAAACTCCGCAGTAACAGTATCCCCATCGGTGGCATTCTAACTAAGGAGTAGTAATGGCAAAGCTAAAGATAACAAGGGCTAATGGTGAAGTATCAGAGCACAAGATAACACCAGGTGTCGAGTACGCTTTCGAGTTAAAGTACGGATCAGGAATTAGTAAAGTCCTGCGTGAACACGAACGTCAAACAGAGATATTCTGGCTGGCTTATGAATGCTTACGCAGGGCTGGCGCACAGATACCTTTATGGGGATCAGAGTTCATAGACACTCTAGATACTGTCGAGGTATTAGACGAAGAAAAAAAATAACTGAGCGGTCTTCAATCCTTTACAGCATTGCACAGCTGAGCGTAGAGACTGGGATACCGCCTAGAGAGTTTATTGATATGGATAGCGAAATGTATGCCGCAATTATACAAGTCCTAACCGACAGAGCTAAGGAGATCCGAAATGCCAGTCGTAGTAAACGGCGTTAAGCAACTCCAAAAGGCTATGAGAGAAGTAGAGCCAGAGCTAAATAAACAAATGGCTAAAGATATTAAAACAGCGATGCTCACTGTCCGAGATACAGCACGTGGTTATTTACCACGCCAAGATGAAGTATTAAGCGGCTGGGGTAAGGGCACTGCCTCAGCTGAAACAATTAAATTTAGAGCATTCCCAGCATACGATTATTCTTTAGCAAGATCTCTAATTAAATACAACGCTGGCACAAATAGGCGTAATCGCAGTGGCTTTGCTGCTGCATTTTATGTAGCAAACATATCAGCACCTGGCGCAATTTTTGAAACTGCTGGCCGTAAAAACCGCAGAGGCGCATCTAATTCTAAAAGCCTCAACCCTAATGCTGGCATTCAGTTTATAGAATCTGCTGAATCAATTAGTCAGATGAAAGGCGAAAATAAGCAGCGAGGTCGATTAATTTACAGAGCGTGGTTTGAGAAATCTAACAAGGTAATCCCTGCCGTGGTCTCTGCTATAAATACAGTTGCAACTGATTTTAATAAAAAAACAGAATTACGTAAGGCAGCATAGTGGCTAATTTAATTGTCAGCGCAGTCAGCACCTTTGATAATAAGGGATTAAAAAAAGGCCAAAAAGAAGTATCAGCATTTGATAAACAGTTAAAAAAGTTAGGCTCAACTTTTGCTAGCGTGTTTGCAGCACAAAGATTATTTCAATTTAGCAAAAATGCTGTTAATGCGTTTATGGCCGATGAGAAGGCTGCCAAATCCTTAGAGCAACAATTAAAAAATACTGGCTATCAATTCAGTGCACCTGGTGTAGAAAATTACATAAGCAATTTACAAAAATTGTCAGGCGTGCTCGATGATGAGTTACGCCCAGCATTCCAGCAATTACTTACAGCAACAGGATCTATTACTAAAAGCCAAGACGCTTTACAAACAGCATTAAACATAAGTGCAGCTACAGGCAAATCTCTTACTGAAGTCAGCGCAGCTTTAACACGTGGATTTAGTGGCAACACCACAGGCCTTAGCAGGTTAGGTGCAGGCATAAGCAAGGCCACGTTAAAGACTGGCGATATGGATAAGATTTTGGGCGAACTAAATAAAAAGTTTGCGGGCCAAGCAGCAGCCAGATTAGATACTTATGCGGGCAAAATGGGTCTATTGACTGTAGCCGCAGAAAACGCTAAAGAAGAAATTGGTAAAGGTTTACTAGATGCTATAAGTTTATTGGGCAGAGATAATGGCATTGAAGTGGCTAGCAACGCTATGGAAGTGTTAGCAAAAAATATAAGCGACGCAGTTTATGGCGCAGCCTTATTAATTAAAAAAATTGACGAACTAGCCGCAAAAGGTCAAAGCGGTGGACTGGCTGATTTACTTATTAGGTTACAACCAGGCGGCTTAGGAGCTAGAGCAGGTTTTAATTTATTAAGTTCGGCTGGAGCATCTGCAAGAGCAAAAAATGCTCCCGACAGGGGTGGTGCAGAGCGCACTGCTTCTAGGGTTTTTGTGGATCAAATCCGCAGAGAAAATAAAATTATACGAGACACAAATAAAGCTAGAGCCGATGAATTGGCAAAGCTAAAAGCTAAGTCCGAGGTAGATAAACTAGCTGAGAAGTTTGATGTTGAGCGCATAGGTTTAATGAAGGCGTTGGGCGAGGCTACCGATGCTGAAACTAAATTACGCATCCAGTCTAAGTTAGCCATTTTAGATAATAACGAGGCTTTGGCTAAAAA